CGGACCTGAACCGCCGCTGCCACTGCCACTGCCACTGCCACTGCCACTGCCACTTTCACCGCCTCCTAAATCAGTGTCGTCATAAAGATGATGAGTGTGTTGCGGTATTTGAGTATATGTAGGAGTAGTAACCGTAGCAAGACTGAATCCGCCTCCTCCGCCTCCTTGTGCTTCTTCCCAAGTTGCATTTCCGCCACCATCTGCAGTGATAACGTAACCGCTTACGGCTGTCGCAGAATCAATATCAGAAACAGTTATTTGCCCTCCAGCTGAAGGTTGCCACGTTCCAACACCACCTGCGTCAGTCGTGAGGACATACCCATCAGTTGCTCCTGTTGGCATTTTGAATCCTGCACCAACATTAAGGTTTGGAACGTATGCTGTATCCGCTGCATCGGTTGTGATATTCTGACCACCTAAGATAGTTGAGCGATGGTGGGTAGATTGTATTGTGTTTGTAGAACCACCAATTATTACCGCTTGAGTTGCGCTTTCGATTATGTTTGTGTTGCCTCCAAGAACCGCAGAATGTGCTGCGGATGTTGATGACGTTCCCTCTCCAGCTAGTCCGACAACGCTGTTGATTGTTCCAATCGCGCTTGTGTATTTTGTGTTAAGGGTTGTGTCTGTTGAACCTAATCCTTCCGCTTCTTGCCCAATCACAACTTGACCGAAGCCTCCGATTGCAGAACTGTCGTTGCCTGGCACTTGGTTCTCACGCCCTCCATAACTTACTGACCGATTCCCGTTTACTACGTTTGCAACTCCTCCAATAGAACAGGCTTGGTTGCCAGCGGCTGTGTTGTCGTTGACTGAATTAGTTGGATGTAATGTTACAATCTTGCCTACACTAATATCGTTTGTTGTAGTTGCTCCGTTTGCTGTAACAGAATCTAGAGTTGGGTCAGCGGACCCTTCTAAACCAGATATACGAGATTCGATCTCTGATATATTGGTATTATAATTGTTGCGGAATGTCAAGTGAGTTGATCCACTTGTGGGTATGAAAGTATTGAGTGCCATGTTATTAAATTTTTATTGTCTTTGGGATTTCTTAGCTAAAATAGAATCAAGTTCTGATTGCCGACGACCTCCTAATATGTTTGAGAGTAAGTTTAGTATTTCTTCATCTATTTCTAAAATTTCATCTGCATCTTCTCCCAACTCATCAAGAATGTTTTGGGGGTTTTGATCTTCCCATATTAAATCGTTGCTTTCGTTCCAGACTCTTGTTATTTCTTTAATTATTGCTAGGTTTATGTATCTAATCCTTGATGCTTTTTTCTGAGCTTCAGTGATTTCGTTTGGTGTTTCATTTAGTAGGCTCATATTTATGATTCAATCCAAGAACAATCATCCAACCAAGCGTTAGAATCTTTCCACAGAGCTGTGCAACAAGTAGCTTCAGAAACTATTGCCCTAAGCTTTCTGAAGATTGAATTGCCAGTTATCCGTAAAAGTCTCATTATTAAGTTGCGTAATAAACGATAGCGTCTCCAGCTATTTCAATAGTAGACCACTCTCCAACGATAACATCGCCAAGGGCGACACTAGCACCTGCAAAATTTGATATACTACCCACTGTTCCAGCGCCGATGATGCAATCACCTAGAGCATGGATTGCCATGAATTTACCAGTGACTGTGGCATCGACAACTCTTTCGCCGCCATAATGACCTACTTGTTTTAACAGGGTTGATTGTGTTGATGTTGACATAACAATACATACACAAAAAACATTATTCTGACAAATATTTCATAACAACTCTTCCAACATTTTTCTTTTTGTCAGAAATAAAACCCTTCAGGAAAACATTAGAATCAATAAGCTCTATAGATTTAACATCAAAAATGAACTTCTGATCATCAAGAATCAGCTCTTTTAAGAAGCCAGTCTTTATTAAAAAACCGCAATCACCAGACATTATCTTGCCGTCGAGGTGTTTTGTTGAGCTATTTGTTCCTATTATTTTTAATTTGCAACTCTTCATAGTGCTTTTTTATTTCGTCTTTTGGAAAGTAAACTCTATCTATACCCTCATCTTCGCTGTCGCAATACTTTACTTTTAAGTGTCTTTTAAGCCAATTTCTGTAATTAGCTTTTTTAAAAACCCTTTCTATGTCTCCGTATATTTCATTTACACCAAAAAAATCAAAGGCTTCTAGCATTTCTTTGTAAAAACAAAGCCCAACATATAGAGGGCCAAGCCTTCTTGTTGCCTGGTTGGGGAAAGCATAGCTTAGATTTATACCATCTTTTTCTTTTTTAAAGAAAGTAAAAAACATATACTCATCTTCATCAAGAACGCATAAACTTAAATCACTATCCCTTAGCTCGTCCAGTAAAGATTTTGAACCTTCGATCCTAGAAGACATGCTCTTCATGGAGGCTGCATCGCCATAAGGAAAAGATTTTAAATAATAAAAAGAAAAAAGTCTTTGGAATTCTTTATCATCGAAATCTATCTTTTTTAATTTTGGTTTTATAAATTTCATATACTTCTTTTACATCATTTTTTGTAACAGTAAATTCGGGATATCTCTTACCTCTTATTTGTTTAACCTTAATTCTGTTAAGAGAAGCTCTCTCTAAGTAATTAAAGTATTTATGCGCATTGTGGCCTCTTTCTAAAGATGCATAAACTTTATCTAAACTTAATGAATCCAAAGCGTAATCAAGGATACAAAGAATGCAGTAAAAACTTTCAGTGTTGCTCAATTTTGATTTTAAACTAGGACAACAAAAATTAATTGTTAATGTTTTTCTTGACTCGTCAACGCTACCAAATAATATAAAAACCAATTCGTTGTTGTTATCTTTCATACAATAACAATTACTGCAGCCTTTCTCTAAATCAAAAAGTGCTTGGTGAGTTTTCCTGTCAAGCATTAGTTTGGAGTTATCAATGAACCCGTTAAATGGATTCGATTCCGTTAAAAAATCACGCAAGCATTCAAAAACAGACTCGTCTTGAAAATCTAAATCAGATATCATTTTTGTTTTGTTTCTGGGGGTATATTTTAACTGAGGATTCCGTATTACTGGCATCATCAAGACAAACCTTGTAAACTTCTCCGTTTGTAAGGTTTGCACAATCAACAGCCCAAGAGTAACCACCAGACATTGAGTCTGAATAACTTTGCTGATACTTACCTTTTCTATCTAACACTCTATAAATAATATTGCTCATTTTTATTTTTTTGTATACCTATATTATGGTAGAAAAAACATTAATATCAAATTAAATTTTTAAAAATCAATTTTGTGCAATACTATATAGAAATAGTGTAATAAAAACCATGGAGAAAGGCAAAGACAAGGCAGCAAGGGCTCTATTTGAAATAGAACCAACCGCACTTATTGAGTTATATAGAGTATATCCAGATGTAGAAAAAAAGCCTGAATCTTATTTTAATATACATAATGGTTCTGTTTTTGGAGGGGGAGTAATATGGCAAGGCGAAACTTACGCCCCGATACCAATGGAAACCGAGGGGTTTTCAGTTTCAGCTTCTAAAGTAAACAGGCCTTTGATTAGAATATCCAATAAAGATTTTTTCGTAACGAGCTTAATAAAGAATAACAATGATTTTGCAAATGCGAGGGTGGAAAGAAGAAAAACCTTTATAAAGTTTTTAGATGATGAGAATTTTGATGGGGGAAACCCTTTTGGTGAGTCAGATGCCTCCGCTAATATATCCGTTGATTATTACTTAGTATCTCAAAAAAGGCAAGAAAACAAAGTATTTGTAGAGCTTGAACTCACAAGCCCGTTAGATATAGAAACCTTAGAACTAAACAACAGAAGAATATTAGGAAAATACTGTTATTGGAAATATAGAGGTCCTGGATGCGAGTATCAAGGAATACCAATAGAGAGGGACGATTCAAGAGAGTTTACAAACACGGATGGCTCCCCGTTAACTGTTCAATCAAAGCAAAAAACAAAAAATCTTGGTAGGAGCTTCCATGAGATGCCCAATTTTGATTACAACAATTCAAATGATCTTTATGCTTTGGATAGTTTTTACTATAGAGGCACTATTGTATTTAAAGTTAACCAAAAAGTAAGGATTCAAGACCCGAGAGATCCAGAATCTTTCCGACCTCTTTTAACTTATTACGTAGCTAGAAAATTCGTACCAAGAGGGATCGATCCAGAATCATATCCCGAATACTGGGAGAGAGATGGGTGCGGAAAAAAAATAGCACAATGCAAAAAAAGATTCACAAAAAAAGAATTAGTAAACTCGTTTAGTTTTAGCGAGATTTATCAACAGCGATTCTGGAATATACAAGAAGCTTCTAAACTCCACATGGCTTATGTTAGACCAAAAAATAATGGTAACACTTATAACAAAAAAATATTAAAAGCTCTTACATTCAACGCCCAAAGCTTCGGAGCTGGTTCTGACTGCAACTCTAAAGGAAATGACACATCTTTAACGAAAGCGTTTACACTTAGTATCCATATAGCAGAAACGTTTGGAAGGCAATCTGAATCAGCATCTAATGACGATGTGGTTGCTAATGGACCACCAGTGATCAATCTGTTTAAAACAAGCAATAGGACAGACGGGCTGAAGTATTTTCAAATAGGGATGTCACGAGAAAGAGGCGCTATAGTATTGCTAACAAGCTCTAGATCTCCGAGTGTAGGATGCAACCTTATAGAAAATACTATAGAGCTAATCTCTACTACTTCATTGGCTAATCAAAATGTTGATCTTTTCCATTGTCAAGATTTGCTTGTAACAATTTCAAAAAGAACGGTAAATGGTAACTTTGTAATAGAAACTCAACTATCTGGGATAAATAAAGGAGAAGATCAAGGAGGCGTTGGAACAAATAGGTTTTTTGAATTACAAAATAGTGTTACTCTAGAAAATATAGATACAACCAGTACTGATCGAATAGTTATGTTTGGAGGTTCAACAAGAAGGTATCTTAAGGGTTCGGACTATATTTATGATTGGACTCACTCAAGGATGAATGTGGCTACTGTTGCCTTTTGGGATAGATATATCAGTAAGTTTGCTTTTTCAGAAATGGTTGGCGAAAGAATTTATAACGACCAATTGTCATCAAAAGTAATTAAAAAATACAGCACGATTAGTGATTTTGTTGATAACGCTGGAAGCCATCCAATAAAATCATGTATTTCATTTTGGCAAGAGCCTTTCTTCCAAAGCAATAACTGGTATGTAAAAGACCATAGACGCGGCAATGACCTACTAGTCAAAGGCAATGATAAGGGCTGGGCGGCAAATAGCAGAACATTTAATTACTGGCCGAGCAATAAAGTTTATTCAGCTGGCTACGACTTCGTAGGAGGTGAAACAGAAATAGAAGCGAATACAAAATCAAGCATCCAAAGGTTAGAGAATGTAGGAGGTATGCCTTTTGGAGGTTTCCCTGGAACAGACGGATATAGTTATACAACTTAAAAAATGGAGATATACAAAACAAAACAAATAAAACGCGCCATAGATAAAATATCTGAAATATCAGAGTCAAAGGTTTCTCAGGAAGTGTGCGGTTTATTAGGCAAAAAGAAAGACTATTATGTAATACAAGAGTGTATCAACATATCGGAAACACCAAGAGACCAATTTGTACTTGATCCAATACAATATGTTTTATTTAAAAATGAATATGAACCAATAGCTTTATTCCATAGCCATATAGTTGGAGATGAAAGCACT